ACTGAGGGCAAGGTCACATTCGTCAGGCATGAAAAAGCTCTTGGCTCTAGTGGTTTTATTCACATCCGCTGCGGGATGTGCAATGGCTGTAAAGCCGACCACGCACGAGACTGGGCAATTCGGTGCTATCACGAATCCCAAATGCACCACGTGTCCTGCTTCGTTACCCTCACCTACGACGAGGTACATCTACCTCCCTGCGGATCTCTCGATAAACGTGACCTGCAACAATTCTGGAAATCCCTCAGAAAAAAATTAAAAGTTCCGATCCGGTACTTCGCTGCTGGCGAATACGGAACAAAAAAAGGCCGACCCCACTACCACGCAATAATCTTCGGATGGATGCCTTCGAAACGGTTTCCCGTTGACATCTCCGATAAAGGCCACATCCAATACACCCATCCGATACTGCAGTCGGCTTGGCAAAAAAGAGGTCGAATAGTCTTTACCGACTTCGACCCTTCATGCGCACGATACGTCGCGCACTACACGGCAGATAAATTAAAATCTTACGCTGCCGATACCATCGACCCTGAAACAGGACTACGACCCTATGAAAAACTCGACAAACAAACGGGCGAAATCTGGCAACTACAACCGGAGTTCCAGGTATCATCCCTCAAACCAGCAATCGGACTACGTTGGCTTGAACAATATTGGATGGAAGTCTTTCCCGCTGACACAGTGGTTATGGATGGCAAGGAGTATCCGCCGCCTCGCTTCTACTACAAATGGCTCGCCGAAAATCAGGAGTCCGTACATCAGCACGTTAGGCAAAAGAGAATAGAACAAACGCGCGCGCTTCCCTACGAGCGCGGAATCCGTCTCGATCAAAAAGCTCGGGCAATCAATGCCAGGCTAACAAAGTACAAACGACCCACTCACGATAAGGAACAAAAACGATGATTCATAACGTTTTCACAATCTACGACCAAAAAGCCGAAGCGTATCTTCCCCCCTTCATTCTGCCGAAAACCTCGATGGCAAAACGCACGTTCTCTGACTGCGTAAATTCGTCCGATCACCAATTCGGACAACACCCAGAGGACTACACTCTCTTCACCATCGGCACCTTCGACGATGAAACCGCTCAGTACAACCTCTTATTGACCCCCGAAAGCCTTGGACTCGGAGTCGAATATGTTATAAATTCGCCCGATACGGAAACTTCCAAGGCGGAAACAAATGGCGCGGAAATACGGCAAATCGAAGGGTAACCACACATTCTCACAAGTACCCAAAGCACAAATCCCTCGGTCGTCGTTCGACCGATCGTCTAGCCTCAAAACTGCGTTCGACGCTGGCTACCTCGTCCCGATTTTCGTGGACGAGTGTTTGCCAGGGGACACATTCAATCTCACAGCACAGCTATTCGGGCGCTTAGCGACCCCGATTAAACCGCTGCTTGACAACCTCTATCTCGAAACCTTCTTTTTTTTCGTCCCGAACCGGCTGGTCTGGGACAACTGGGAAAAATTCAACGGCGCTCAGGTAAACCCCGGCGATTCAACCGATTTCGAGATTCCTCGAAAAGAACCGGCGGGGGCTATCCCTGAGGGAAGTCTTTACGACTACTTCGGCCTGCCGACGCAAGTGCCGGGTCTTAAATTCAACATTCTTCCATTTCGTGGTTACGAGCTTATCTACAACGAATGGTTTCGTGACCAAAACTTACAAAACTCAAAACCGTTTGATACCGGCGATGGTCCCGACGCAGGAACCTACGATTTATACCGCCGTGGCAAACGTCATGACTACTTCACCTCTGCTCTTCCGTGGCCCCAGAAAGGGGACCCGGTCACCGTTCCTTTGGGAAACTCCGCGCCGGTAATCTCGGATCCGGCCGGTGATGGGCAACCGACTTTCAATGTCGGCACCGCATCCGGGACGCTTAATTCTCAGCTTGGCCAAGACACGGTGCACTGGGCCGCAAGCGGCTCCGGCACTACGGCCGCTGCATGGGATGACCCCAAACTTGTCGCCGATCTCTCGTCGGCCACGGGGTTTACCATCAATCAGCTTCGACAGTCGTTCCAAATTCAACGCTTACTCGAGCGCGATGCGCGAGGGGGAACACGCTACGTCGAAATACTCAAATCGCATTTCGGGGTGACTTCCCCCGATGCACGACTCCAACGCCCGGAATTCTTAGGCGGTGGATCTCAGATGATCTCTATCGCGCCCGTTCCACAGCAAAGCCCGTCCGATATAGCACCCGAACTGACCCCGCAAGGTAATCTCGCGGGTATGGGCGTTGTTTCAGCAAGGTCCGGCTTTACCAAATCGTTCGTGGAACACGGCTACGTCATCGGCCTCGCAAACGTGCGCGCCGATCTCACTTACCAACAGGGACTCAACAGGATGTGGTCCCGCTCTACTCGCTTCGACTTCTTCTGGCCCGCGCTCAGCCACTTAGGCGAGCAGGCCATTCTGAATCAGGAAATTTTCGCCCAGGGAACTCCCGAAGACCTAGAAGTATTCGGCTATCAGGAATCTTGGGGCGAGTACCGCTACAAGCCTTCTCAGGTCACAGCTACCATGCGTTCGAACGCAGCTGCGCCTCTCGATGTCTGGCATTTAGCACAGGACTTCGCAAATCTTCCAACACTCTCGGCGGAATTCATCGTCGATGATCCGCCAATCGACCGCGTAATAGCGGTCCAAGACGAACCTCACCTTCTTCTCGATGCATACTTCAAACTCAGGTGCGCCCGACCAATGCCGCTCTACGGCGTCCCTGGTCTTATTGATCACTTCTAGCAACGGCGAACCGATGTCGAAGGTTCTGGCAAGGCCAGTTCTTCGACGTCGGGGCGGCGTAACACTAAGGCAAACAAAATGACACCAGCAATGGGCGCAGTAATCGGAGGCGGCTTAGGCGCACTCGGTAATGTCATCGGAGGATGGTTCGGCGCAAAAGGACAATCGTCCGCAAACGCGGCTAATCTTCAGATTGCCCGCGAACAAATGGCCTTTCAGGAACGAATGTCCGGAACGGCCTATCAAAGGGCAGCAAAAGATCTCAAGGCCGCTGGCCTGAATCGCATACTTGCCCTGGGAAACTCTGCGAGCACACCACCCGGCGCGAGCGCCACAATGCAAAATGAGGGCGCAGCCAAACAAGCCGCAGCTATTCAGATCGGCAATATTGCATCCGCAACAGCACTTAATTACGCGACAGCGAACCTCAAAACCCAGCAAGCCAAAGCTCTCGGCGGCGCGGCCGCCGTCGGCGAAGGCGCGGGCGGAGTAATCGACACAGTGAGAGACGCTGTTACTGACACGTCTGAAAAAAGCCCGCTCTACGGAATCCGCCTGGCAATGACCGACCTCATCGAAAAGGGTGTCGGTCTATACAAGTCCTACAACAATAAAAATCGCTCTAGCGCAAAAAGCCCGTCGCAAATCGGGCCAATGGAAATGCTGGAAATGAACTACGCCGGGCAAAACTTTTCTAATCCGAAACTCGCTACGCGAAATACAATCGACTTCGTTCGCAAAAACATGGACATTCCGTCCAAGCAAATGACTGATGCGCAAATCGCTCAGTACATAATCGATAATCCTGAAAAGGTAAAAAGGGCTACTGACCGATGGCGGAAACAAAATCTAAAGTAAAGAAGCGTCCTCACGCTATCTATTTCACTGAACCCAGTTTGACCAGGCAATCGTTCAAAGACGAATGCGACGTAAATCAAATTGTCAAACGGTACACCGAAACTGGAATGGTCAACCACATTCCCAGGACAAATCCCCAATATGGCGATGCCCCGGAAGGGGACTTTCTACAGGCGGCGATCGTTAACGCCGACATCGCCTCACAAATCGAGGCGGGAGACCTCGATATAGACGCGCTGGGCGCGTCTGAACCGGACCCGGAGCCAAACCCCGGACCGGACACCAATGAGCCGGAAACCGGCTCTCAGGAGGCCTCAGCCGACCCGTCAAGCACGCCTGAACAGGACGCTTGACGCGCAGATTATCTTCTTGTATATAATCTGCTAGGTGAC